GCTCAGACAGCTGTCAAACTGCGCTTTTGGCATCCCGACCAACCGGCGGGTTACTTAGGCACTGGAAATTGCTCGCGGGTGCTTTGTGTTGAAGTTACCGAGCGGTATAGTTCGGGTCAGTTACTGGTGGGTAACTTAACCAAAGTACCCAACCGCAAGTGGCCGTCTCGATGAGGAGGAAACGTGAGCCACTACAAGAGCAACGTCCGTGACCAGGTATTTAACCTGTTCGAGGTGTTCGGCGTGGACAAGGCGCTCGGTGAGGGCGCATACACCGACCTGGACATCGACACCGCCACCGAGATGCTGGGCGAGATCGCCCGGCTGGCCGAGGGTCCGGTCGCAGAGTCGTTCGCCGACGCCGACCGCAACCCGCCGGTGTTCGACCCCAAGACGCATTCGGTGACGCTGCCCGATTCCTTCAAGAAGTCGATGCGTGCCATCTTCGACGGCGGCTGGGACAAGATCGGCCTCGTCGAGGAGCTCGGCGGGATGCCGATGCCCTCCGCGCTGAAGTGGGCCCTGATCGAGCACATCCTCGGCGCCAACCCAGCCGCGTACATGTATGCGATGGGCGCGGGCATGGCGCAGATCTTCTACAACCAAGGCACCGAGGAGCAGAAGAAGTGGGCCGTTCTGGCCGCCGAGCGCGGTTGGACCGCGACCATGGTGCTCACCGAGCCCGATGCCGGTTCTGATGTCGGCGCCGGGCGGACCAAGGCCGTCAAACAGGAGGATGGCTCCTGGCACATCGAAGGTGTGAAGCGCTTCATCACCTCCGGTGACGCCGACGACCTGGGCGAGAACATCATTCACCTGGTGCTGGCCCGCCCCGAGGGCGCCGGACCGGGCACCAAGGGCCTGTCGCTGTTCTTCGTGCCGAAGTTCCTCTTCGACCCGGAGACCGGCGAGCCGGGCGAGCGCAACGGTGTGTTCGTCACCAATGTCGAGCACAAGATGGGCCTGAAGGTTTCGGCAACCTGCGAGCTGTCGCTCGGCCAGCACGGCGTCCCTGCCAAGGGCTGGCTCGTTGGCGAGGTTCACGACGGCATTGCCCAGATGTTCGACGTCATCGAGCAGGCTCGAATGATGGTGGGCACCAAGGCCATCGCCACCCTGTCGACCGGTTACCTCAACGCGCTGGCGTACGCCAAGGAGCGTGTCCAGGGTGCCGATCTGACCCAGATGACCGACAAGGCGGCGCCGCGCGTGACCATCACGCATCACCCGGACGTGCGTCGTTCGCTGATGACCCAGAAGGCCTACGCCGAGGGTCTGCGTGCGCTGTACCTCTACACCGCGACGTTCCAGGACTCCGCGGTCGCCAAGGCGCTGCACGACGTGGACACCGAACTGGCGGTCAAGGTCAACGATCTGCTGCTCCCGATCGTCAAGGGTGTCGGCTCGGAGCAGGCCTACGCGAAGCTCACCGAGAGCCTGCAGACCTTCGGTGGGTCCGGCTTCCTGCAGGACTACCCGATCGAGCAGTACATCCGTGACGCCAAGATCGACTCGCTCTACGAGGGCACGACGGCCATCCAGGCGCAGGACTTCTTCTTCCGCAAGATCGTCCGCGACAAGGGTCAAGCGCTTGCCTACGTTGCCGGGCAGGTCGAGGCGTTCGTCACGAACGAGGCAGGCAACGGCCGGCTGAAGGCCCAGCGGGCACTGCTGGCCACCGCGCTGCAGGACGTCCAGGGCATGGCCGCCACGCTGACCGGCTACCTGATGGCCGCGCAGGAGAACCCGACCGAGCTCTACAAGGTAGGCCTGGGTTCGGTGCGCTTCCTGATGAGCGTCGGCGACCTGATCATCGGCTGGCTACTGCAGCAGCAGGCCGCGGTGGCCATCGAGGCGCTCGACGGCGGGGCCAGCGGTGACGATCGCGCCTTCTACGAGGGCAAGATCGCGGTGGCGTCGTTCTTTGCGAAGAACGTCCTGCCGCTGCTCACCAGCACCCGTCAGGTGATCGACACGCTCGACAACGAGGTTATGGAACTGGACGAGGCGGCTTTCTAGGTCTTCTCAGCCGCTTCGTACGCAACAGGCCCCCGACGCTCGGGGGCCTGTTGCGTTGGTCAGCCGTCCGGGCCGATTGGCCCGATTCGGGTAGTCGAGTACGCGATCCAACCCTGGACAGCGGATCGATACTGATTGCCTAGCAGTTTCGGTTGCAGGAGCGGGGGAAGGCATGACGAAAAGCGACGGGCCACGCCAAGGGAGCGCCGCCTGATGGCCAAGGATGCGGCTGGCAATTGGATCGGCTATGGGCCCGGCGACAGCAGCCCTGAGGTGGCCAGGATCGAGCACCGTATGTTGGCGGCCTACCCGGCCAACAGTCACGCGCACGAACTCGGCGTCAGGGAGGATCAGCTCTACACCGAGGAGACCGCGGCGGCGGTCAAAGAGCTGGCCAAGTTCGTCAACAACGATCCGGTGCTGCTGGAGCGCATGGCGGGCGGAAAGCGGCTGGCCCGGGCCGAGGATCTCGGTGTGGCGGACTTGGCGTTTCGCAAGGCAATCGGCGCCTATATCCCGCCGGATGCCGCGATCCCGCCTCCGCACCGATCGAAGTACCCGATCCAGGGTGTGTGGGCCGACTCGCGGGCGTTCTTCAACCCGCCTGATGCGCACAGCTTCCTCAAGGCCACCGACCAGTTCCGCGACGAGTTCATGCGGCTGTACCGCCCGATGGCCGGGACGCCGATCTGGCTCATCGGCTACTCGATGGGCGGAATGTCAGTCTTCAAGTGCCTGACCGCGTTGCCGCCGGAGTGGCGGCAGTTCGTCGTTGGCGTCAGCACCATGGGCGACCCGTGCATGCCGCCCGACGGCAGCCTGAACGGTAACGACCCCGGCGAGGGCATCACCAAGCAGTACCAACCGGAATGGGTGCGCGACCGCTACTGGTCATACAGCGTCGAAGGCGACTGGTATCCGCGCTGCGCCAACCCATTGCTGTTCGCGCTCGGCGAGGTCGTTGCCCGGATGGAGCTGACGCCGGAGTTCGTGCTGTTCCTGCTCGGCTGGCTCCCGACGCTGCCCGGCAAGATGCTCACCGGGCAGGCGGCGACCGATGACCCGCTGGGCGGGACACTGGCACCGTTGGCGCAAGCGATAAGCACCGGAGGAGCCAACGTGATCGGCCAGTTCTTCTCGGCCGGACAGGTTCTGACAATGCTCCCGCAGGTCATCTGGCTGCTGACCGACGCGATCAAGTTCGTCGTCACCGGGGCGCATGGGAAGTACGGCGACCCGGCCTTTGCCCACTGGGACGGCATGACCGCGGTGGATCATGCCGTGGCCACCATCCGGCGCGTCGCTCCGCGGGGCTGCACCTTGTACCTGCTGCCGGGCACGTGGAGCACCTGGGACCAGCTGTTCCAGTTCGACATCGCCGCCCGTCTCCAGGGCGACTGACAATCTGTTGCCAGCGCCGACGTTCGAGATCTGTTGAGCGGTCGTCGTTTTCCTCCGGCTGTCGCCCTTCATACCTGAAAGCGTTCGGCTGCAGCCGATCTCGCCTACCCGGGTGGTGGTGGATCGAGCATGAGGACTCGGGTGCCGTCCCAGTGGTATCTCACCGTTGTGACGCTGCCGTCATCGCATGCCGTGCAGCTCTGACCCCACCGGTACCGGAGTACCACCGTGTCGGGCGTCGATGCTTGTGAATCCAAAGACGTAAACCCGTAGGCCTTCCAGGTGCCGGTGCCCAAGAACTCGCCACGGTGGAACATGAGCGCCTGGATCGGCGAGCTTCCCGTTGCTCCTTCGATAGTCACCAACACGGTGGACAGATCCGCACACGGGTCGTAGTTGCTTTCCAGGGGAGCGCTTGCGAACCGGCGGCCGGTGACCCGCTCGTTGGGCAGCACCGCCAGCGCCGTCCACACAGCGCTGGCCTGGTCCGGGCCACATTGCGCGGACGCCGACGCGACCCGGTCCGACCACCCGATCGAACCGGTGGCGACGACAACCACCCCTGCGATGGACTCGCCGACGACCCGCAGCGCGCGCGGCGAGAATCCCCACCCGTGCAATCGTCCGGGCACTTCGTCCTCCCGTCCCACCGCCTCGATCGTCGTCATCGTGAGGATATGGCAGGGCAAAGCCTCATACCGCGATTCGGCGACAGCGCTGCGCCCTACCCAACCGACACCTCTCGGCGACTGACCGGTCATAAGCCGGCCGCTTCCTCACCGACCCCAATTGCGTTGGGGCTCAGGCATTAGCCGACGGGCGTGGTATTCGGCTTGGCCACGTATCGCAGCTGACGTCCCGCTGCATCAAGATCATCTCGCGGCGGGAGATCGCACCGGCCTACGAGAGCAGAAACAGGTACTCGATTACTCACATGCGGAACGCGCCGCAGACCTACTCTTCTCATACACGGGCAAACACAACAGCGGGGGAAACCTATGTCGACGATAGAACCGACCCGGCTGGCCAGTCACCCTCTCGGCGTGCGTGGCAGCGGCGTCCCCAGCAGACACGGACACGGGGCAATCCGATGAGCTTCATATCGTTCAGCAACCAGCCGCTGTTCACCCGCGAGGAGATCGCGCACAGAGTCCACGCCGTCTCGGTTACCCGCGGGCTCGACGAACTCGCGACGGTGATCGCGCTGATGACGATCGCCACCGAGGTGGGTGCGAACGGGCACTGGTGGTGCCCGTGGAACGCGAAGGACCCGAGCTCGCAGAGCTATCCACACGACTCAGAGTCGGACGACGGCCGCAGTGTTGGCTACTTCCAGCAACAGAACGGCAGCGCCGGGGAAACCGTTGCGGGCAGCGACGACTGGTGGGGGCCGATGCAAACCCGCATGACCATCGACCAGGCCGCCGACACGTTCTTGTCGCGCCTGGCCGATGAGTACGGCAGCGCCAAGGACAACCCCGCCCTGGCGGGTCAGTTCGCCCAACGCGTGCAAGGCTCGGCCTTTCCCGACCGTTACGCACAGCACTGGGACGAGGCGTGGGATGTGCTGCGTCGCGCACTGACGGACCAACCAGCGCCGACGCCCGGCGGGACCGGGGGATTCACGGGCGACCCCGTATGGCTCGAGGACGTGTTGAGGGAAGCGCTCGGCGATCGGCTGGTCGTAGAGCCAGGATGGAACGAGCGCGGCGCTGGCGGCACCATGGGCGACATCTGGGGGGTGATGATCCATCACACGGGCAACGCCAACGAGACGGTCGACCACATTCGTGACGGCGTCCAGCAGCCGAGCGGGTTTCTGCACGGCCCACTGGCGCAGTGTCTGTTGACACCTGATGGCAAGTGCCACCTGATCGCGGTCGGACCGTGCAACCATGCGGGCATCGGCTCCTACCCCGGCCTGGGCACCAACAATGGCAACCGGCGCCTCATCGGATTCGAGTGCTGCTGGCCCACGCCACGGCCGGACCTGCCGCAGGGCTATGACCCGAACGAGCGGTGGACCACACCGCTGATCATCACGATGCGTGACGCCACCGCCGCCGTGCTCAAGAAACTGGGCTACGGGTCCGCTCGCGTCATAGGTCACAAGGAGTATGCGGGTGCCGCGCAAGGCAAATGGGACCCCGGCAACCTGTCGATGAACTGGTTCCGCACCGAAGTCCAAAAGGATCTTGACGGCTTCGTGTTCCCCGGAGAACAGCCCGTACAGCATCCCGATCCCGGACCCGCTCCGATCAATCCGCCGATACTGCAGCCACCGCCCAACAAGCGCACCGATCGCCAACTGCTCGAAGACATTTGGGACCAGTTGCGCGGGCCCGGCGGCAACGGATGGTCCCAGCTCGGCGGCAAGACGGTGGTTGACTATCTGTTCGAGATAGGAAGATTCGCCACCGAATTGCACAGGCAGCTCGACGAGCTACGGGCCATGCAGTCCGGTTCGGGGCCGAACGGACAACCCGGCGCGCCGGCCAAGAAGGCAGCCGCCAAAAAGGCCCCCGCCAAAAAGGCGCCTGCCAAAAAGGCGGCCAAGAAGTCGGCCGCCAATAGAAGCCTCGCCAAGAAGTCGGCCGCGAAGAAGACCACCACCGCCAAGAAGCCGACCGCCAAGAAGACCACCGCCAAGAAGTCGGCCGCGAAAATGACCGCCAAGAAGACGTGAGGTCCGCATGACCAGATACATGCCTGTGCGCGCGGGAACGTACCAGACATCGTCGAAGTTCGGACCCCGTGGCGGCGGAATGCATTGGGGTCTGGACTTCGCCGCACCGGACGGGACGAAAATCTATGCGGCGCAGGCGGGATCGGTCGTGCACATCGGCGCGGCGGATGGATTCGGTCAGTGGATCGTCATCGACCATCCGGGCGAGGCGGGCAGCGGGACGACCGTTTACGGCCATATGTGGGATACTCACGCCACAGGCTTACGCCAGGGCGACCAGGTCAACGCGGGCCAGCACATCGCCTTCGTAGGCAACAACGGCGACTCATCAGGCCACCACTTGCATTTCGAGGTCCATCCGACGGTGTGGTCACCACGCAGCCAGCAAGACCCCGAACCGTGGCTCGTGGGTGCGCTGCAACCCGGGGCAGCGGTCGTCGATGGCCAACCGCAACCAGAAGCGCCCCGCGACCCGACGACGGACCATGACATGCTGGTCGAGATCTATCGACTGCTAACCACCCCGGTGCCGAGCCGGTCGATCTATCGCGACAACAATCAACCGGTCGACATCTGGCGCGGAATGTTGTTGAACATCGACGGAATGGCGCACGAAGCCTACGTCGAGAGAGAAGCGCTGCTCGGCTACGAACCCGCCGTTGCGATCGTTCGGCGCTGCGCGGAAAACAGCGATGACCCCCAGGCACGCCAGCGCGCGGCGTTCATTCTGTCGACGATCGCCGAGCGTCCGCAGGTCGGCAACGGCGAGGTTCGCCCTCACCGACCACCCGCGAAGAAAGTCGCGAAAGCACCGGCGAAGAAGGCCGCGAAGGCTTCGGCGAAGAAGGCCGCAGCGCCTGCGCGAAAGGCCATGCGCAAACACTGAAAAGAGTCCTCGTTACGCATTTGCGTTATCGGGATGCTCGCGGGTTTGCAGCGCCAGTCTCTCGGCGATGTCGGAGGAGCGGCACTGCCGTCACTCGAAGTGGTAAAGAGTTTTGACGTTGTCGTGCAACTTGTTTGCCAGCGGCGGCGCTTCATGGGTGTCGGTGACGACCTCGATGTAGGTGGCACGCTCGCCCTGGCTCGCGCGGGCCAGGGCCTCGTCGAGTTCACCGAGAGTAGTGACCCGCTGCGTGAACCATCCTTCGCACCCCAGTGCGTGGGGAAGTTCGGCGTAGTTCCACGACGCGACGTCGTTATAAGCAATGTCGGGGTCCTTACACAGCAGCCGCTCGATGAGATAACCGGAGTTGTTGAGCACGAAGATGATTGGGCGCAGACCGAGGCGATGGAACTGGCAGATCTCCTGTGCGGTCAGCTGATGGGAACCCTCGCCGGTGATGAGCACCACCCGGCGGTCCGGGGCGGCGACGGCTGCGCCGAGTGCCGCAGGAGTGGCCCAACCGATCGACCCCCACAGCGTCTGGTTGTAGAACCGGGCGCCGGTCGGAAGATGGGCGAATGCCAGACCCATCGATGCCGTCCCCGTCTCGGCGACCACGATGTCACCGGGTCGCAGGAAGTTCTCCCAACGTGGGTACAGGGTATCGGCCGCAATCGGGTCGGAGTCGGCTCCTGTCACTGGTCCCAGTGACGCGGGACGTAGACCGTTGTATGCGTGTGGCTTCAAGTCGCGGGCGGTGAGTTCGCGAAGAAGGTCCGCCAACTCCACGTTCTGGTAGACCGTGGCGCCAACTTTCGTGCGATGCAATCCGATTTCGATCACGCGCGCCGGATCCAGCCGCGCGGTGAACGCTCCTGTGTTGAAGTCGGTCTGCATCGTGCCGAGGCTGATCACCGCATCGGCCGACTCGACAAATTCGCGTACCTGTTCGTCCATCAGCCGACCGTCATACATCCCGACGTAGTTGGAATGGTGTTCGTCGATGACCGACTTGTCGGCGAACATGGTTGCGAACGGCAGTCCGGCGGCTTCGATGAACTTGACCGCCAGGTCGCTGATGCGGAGCCGGTCGAGCAGCACGCCCGGCAGCACGCAAGTGTTCGGTGCAGCGCTTAGGGCTGCAACGACCGCGTCGGTTGCCGCCCTGAGAGCGCGTGATTCGCTCGCCGGACAGGGAAGCGGCTCCGCAGAAGTCAGGACCGGCTTGTCGACGACATCGGAGGGGAACGCCATGTACACGGGTCGGCGGTTGTAGAGCGCCTCGGCGATCAACCGTTCAGTTTCGGCGACCGCGTTGTCCGGGGTGATGATCGCGCTGGCGCCGACGACTGTGTCGGCCATCTTTCGGAACAGTTCGAATTCCCCGTTGCCCAGCGTGTGGTGCACCAGTGCGCGATCACCCTGCGTTGCGAGGTTGGGCATTCCGGTCAGATGGAAGACCGGCAGGTGCTCGGCATACGAGCCGGCCACCGCGGCGATGGCGCTGAGCTCACCGACACCATAAGTGGTGCTCACCGCGGCCACGCCTGTGATGCGAGCATAGCCATCAGCGGCGTAGCCGGCATTGAGTTCATTGCAGCATCCGATCCAATTGAGGTCGGGATGGGCGACGATCGCGTCTTGCACCGGAAAGGCGAAGTCGCCTGGTACGCCGAAGACGTCATCGACGCCGATCTCATGCAGCCGGCGCAAGACGTATTCGATGACGGTCGGAGTCGTGGTCATGACAAACACCTTTCACTCGGCGGCTTCGGTTTTGGCGTCTCTGTTGACGGAACCGGGAAACGTCGACAAGTGCACGTGGTCCGAGCCAAACAGCGTTCTCGGGGTAATGAACCCGTGGAAACCACCGGCACGCCGCGGAATGCGGATTGAAGTGCAAACATGGCTCGCATGATGGGTACCCGGCTTGAGGCCGGGTTGGTTGGGCGCCGTGAGGAGCAGGACAGAATCGCTGCCCTGCTTGCTGGTGCGCGGTCAGGTCAGAGCGGCGTGCTCGTCATCCGCGGGGAGGCGGGGATAGGCAAGACGGCGCTGCTGTCCCATATGGCCGCGGCGGCCTCGGATTTTCGCGTCCTCCACGTCTGTGGTTCCGAACTGGAGGTGGAGTTTCCATACGCAGGGGTGCAGCAGCTGTGTGGACCTTTGTTGGGTTTCGTAGCTCAACTTCCTGAGCCGCAGCAGAGGGCTTTGGAGGTATCGCTCGGACTGAAGGACGGAGACCCTCCTGACCGGCTGCTGGTCAGTCTGGCCGTTCTCACGCTGCTCGGTGCGGCCAGCAACGACCGGCCAACATTGTGC